AGGATTTAAAAAAGAAAAATCTTCATCTTGTGATATAGCACCATGAATAGTTGCAGTTTCATATGAAGGTTCTACACCATTAACATATAATCTTACTCTATCAGAAGCAGTAGACTGAGTACTATCAAATCTTACTACACAATGATACCATGCTGCTGGATCTCTAAAAACCATGTCTGTTATTAAACGAGTATCTCCATATCCTCCACCAGTAAAATTAAAATTAGTTGTATCATCTTGAGCACTATCACCAGTAAATGCAAAAAATACATATGTACCACCACCAGTTCCAGCAGTAAATGGATTACAAGCATTAGTGCTATTACCATCAAACACATATCTTTTCATCCACCAACTATATGTAAAAGTTTTACGACTTGTAGGAGTACCTGCTGTTATTTTTAAAGTACCATCTTGAGCTTGGCTATTTCGTAATGAATGAGCTATTTGATGCTCATAAAAATCACCACCACCTGCTGTAGCAGCTACTGCTCCTCCCATTAAATTATTTTGAAATACACCCATTATGCATACGCCTGTGAAATTACCATTTGAATATCTCCACCTACTCCATCACTTGAAGCAGATACTATTATGTAATCTAATCTATCGACAGCACCATTAGCTGTTGACATGGTTGGATCTGTACCACCTATAAATTTAAAGTCTGCGTGATAAGCCATTGTACCACTTCCTCCATCTTGAGTTAAGAAAATACTACCTGTTTGTCCTGTTCGACATCCTATAGGTTGTGCTAAAGTATGAGCTGCAGTAACTGATGTCCTAAAGTTTTGACATAAACCAAAGTTTAACGATACAGATGTTACACCATTAATAGCTGTGGCACATACAACTGCTGCTGCACTTTTAGTTAATTGTAATTGTCCTTCTAAACTTGTATTACCTGATACTCTTACAGTACCTAAGAAACCTGAATTACCTGTTATTGTTGTAGCACCTGTTATTTTAGCAGTACCTACTAATTGTGTATTACCACTAACACATACATCTCCATCAAACTCTGCTTTACCTCCAACAACTAATATTCCTTCTAATGAAGTATTTGTTGATACTCTAAATGTACCACCTACACCTAGATTACCAGTTATAGTTGTATTACCTGTTATTGTTGCAGTACCACCTACAGTTAAATTACCTACAAGAGTTGTATTTCCAGATACACAAACGTCATCATCAAACTCTGCTTTAGCTCCAACAACTAATGTACTTGCTATACTTACTGCATCTTGTAAATGTGCTTCTCCTACAACAGTTAATGTAGAACCTAGTTGAACTGCACCTGCTATAGTAGTATGTCCACCTATATTTAAATCACCAGATACAGAAACATTTCCTGCAACATCTAATGTACTACCAAGAGAAACTGCACCTGTTATAGTTGTTGTGCCTCCTACAGCAAGATTACCTACTAATACTGTATTACCTGATACACAAACATCACTATCAAATTCTGCTTTACCTCCTACAACAAGTGTAGTTCCTATACTTACAGCATCTTTTAAATGAGCTTCTCCTGCAACACTTAATGTTGAACCTAGTTGTACAGCACCTGCTATTGTAGTATGACCTCCAATATTCATATCACCAGAAACAGATACATCACCATCAAAAGTTCCATTACCTATAACTGTAACTGTACCACCTACATAAAGATTACCACCGACAGTTGCATTATTAACTGATATATTTCCTTCTATTGAAGCAGTTATACCTGTTAAATTAGAACCATCTCCATAAAAAGCACTAGCACATACCTTAGCATTAGCAGCTTGTACATTTGCTCCTGCTATTGTAACAGTTCCACCAACTACTAATCCACCTGATACCGATACATCATCTTCAAATTCTGCTTTGCCTGTTGTATTTAAAGTACCCCCTACAGATGTATTACCTGTAATATCTAAAGTACTTCCTAAACTTACAGCACCTGCTATCGTTACGTGACCACCAACATTTATGTCACCTGATACAGATACATCTCCATCAAATGTTGCATTTCCTGTAGCCATAAATGTACCACCAATAGATGTATTACCTGTTACATCTAATGTACTGCCCATACTTACTGCACCTGCAATAGTAACATGACCTCCTATATTTACATCACCAGAAACTGATACATCACCATCATATGTTGCATTACCTACAACTGTAAGAGTACTTCCTACATAAAGTGTTCCACCTACTGTAGCATTATTAACTGATATATCACCACCAACTGACATTGTAACACCAGTTAAATTTGAACCATCTCCAAAGAATGCTGATGCACATACTTTAGAACTAACATGCACATCACCTTTTACAGTTACATTACCTCCAAGACTTACATTACCTGCAACATCTAATGTGCCACCTACAGAAGCATTACCTGAAACTCTAACAGCTCCTAAAAATCCTGCTGTGCCTGATACTGTAGCAGTACTTAATAAATTAACTGCACCACCAATAGATGTTGCACCTGCTATCGAAGCTGTTGATTGTAAATGTGTAGCTCCAACAACTGTAACAGTACTTGCAAAACTACCAGCACCTGCTGCATGAAAAGCTCCACTTACAGTTGCAGTAGATGCAAAATGTGCTGCACCTCCTACACTTAATGCTCCACCTATAGATGTAGCTCCTCCTATTGTTGCTGTATTAGCTACAACTAAACTTGATACAGATATATCACCACCAATAGACATGGTAACACCTGTTAAGTTAGAGCCATCTCCAAAATATGACGAGGCACAAACTTTATCTGTTACTTGTAAATTGCCTGAAACAGAAGTATCATTTTCAATACCTAACTTACCTGCAATTTTAACAGCACTTGTAGCAATTTTAATAGCAGTATTAGTACCATCACCTGTTTGTACATTTGTTAAAGATGCATCAACACCTGTATTACCAGATGTATCTACTTGTAATAATTTTTTATATGTAGCATTAATTAAGCTGTTTGATAAATCACTCATACTGTATCCCATTTTCTATTATCTGGTGTTGGTACATCATTCCATGTAATATTTGCTAATTTCCATTCTAAATTTCTACCACCTGTATCAGGTCTTGGATTTTGAATTGCTGGATTATCTCTTACATTTGGAACTTTATTTTGTGGATGATTCTTTAAATCATATGCACCATCCCAACATCCTGGACAAATTAACATTCCATAACTATTTAATTTCATTATTCTATGTGCATATACAAAACCACAGCAATCACACATAGCTCTAGCATTTTTATTACTTGCCACTATACATACCTATATCTTGGTTTAATAAGTAAACTTGCTCTTTCTTTATCTTCATCTAAAGCACGAGCTAATTTTTCTTCATAATTTGATTTTAACATTGCTATACGATCCATTGGTATACCAGTTCTTTTCATAGATAAGTAATAAGATAATCCACATGTTAATGCTGGTAAAAATCTTACAGGTGAATCTGCATTTTGATCAGCAGATTTATTTACATCTTCTACTTGACGTATAGCTTCTATTTGTAATGTATCTGTTGTATTATCAGGAAGGGGCCACACATAAATTTTTGGATTAGCTAAATCTCTTTTAACAGTAAATTGTGTTGGTCTACCTGTTTGTGTTTTATTAGGTATATTTAAATATTCTTCAAAAGATATTCTTTGTAATTCAATATCTGTTGAATCTCTTCTTAAATTAATTTGTAAAGCATCTGTTGTAGAACTTGAAAGATCGTATGTTCCTAAACTTGTTGATACAGTTACAGCAGTTGTGTATGTTGTCCATAATAAAATACCTCTATTCTGCCAATCATTTAACATTAAGTTAATTGATCTTCTAGCAGATTGAGGTGTATGTCCAAGAGTTTGTTCACCACCAATCATCTCAGTAGCTTCTTGAATTACTTCATCTATATCTAAATTAAAATTATATGTACCTGATGTTGCCATTATATTACCTTTTAATCGTACATAGATGCTACTAAACAAGCACCTATACTTCCACCATGTTTAGCAAATGTTTTAACATTAGTAGGCTTACCACCTACACCCTGTTTCTTTGCTCGTTTTCTTTGTACTGCTGATTTTCTTTGTGATGCTGTCATACGTTGAGCTTTTGATTTAGGTACACATTTTGGATATTTACGTTTAGAACCTTTAGCTTTCTTTCTACCACAAGGTTGAAACTTACCATCTTTTTTAGGAGCTCCTATATCTACCCATTCTTCATTAACCCATTTCTTTAATGCACCACCTTTTTTTGCTTTTACTTTTCCTTTACAAACTTTTGATGCATACATATTAGCATATGCTGATGGATATACATCAAACTTTTTC